ATGACTGATACCGATGGATACAAAATTAAAGACGCGGAGCTTTTCGAAGTTTCTGTAGTATCAGTACCTTGCAACCAAGGGGCAACCTTTGGATTAGCAAAGTCTTTTGATTCTATGGAAGAATACAGAAGTTACCAAAAAGAAATATTACAGGCTAACTCAACCGCAGCAGCAGACGCTGTTAAAATTGAGCAGCCAAGCGAGGAGAAATCCTCATCAATGGAGACTGATATGTCAGAAGAAAAGAAATCTCCTGAAACTTCAATCGACTTGGAAGCATTTGCGAAGAAAGTTGCAGAGGACACTGCAGCTAAAATCGCTATGAAACAAGCCGAAGCTAAAGCAGCAGAAGAAAAGCAAGTACAAGAGCAGGCTGAAAAGCAAGCTCAAGTAGAAGCTGAAGCAAAAGCTGCTCAAGAAGCAAAGGAAATTGAAACAAAAACTATAGTGGAAGCTGGTTTGACAGGAGCTGAAAGGCTAATGAACGACCTAGAAACTAGAGTTAACGAAAAACAAGAAGACTTAAAATCAGTAGTCGATTCATTAGAAAAGCAACTCGCTGAGAAATCAGAAGAAATCATGAGTATTCGTGAGTCTAAAAGAGTATTTGCTAACAGAAATGGTTCTGGCGACTGGAAAAAAGACTTCGAGCAAGACGTTATTGATGCAAAATTTGCTGGTTTAGCTACTGGTAAAGGTTGGGACAATGACTATGCTAAAGGTGTAATGGAAAAAGTTAATACTCAAGCAGGTGTTGAAGTATCATCAGCTGATTTTGAGCAACTAGTTTCAACAAACATCGAAAGAGATATTCAAAATGAGCTAGTTTTAGCACCTCTATTTAGAGAAATTGCTATGAACTCTGCAAACATGATTATCCCAGTATTACCAGATGCAGGTTACGCTGAATTTACAGCTAACCAAACTGCTTCAGGTGGTGCTCCAAAAGGTAACTTAGACCCAAGAGGCGACGCTTATGACCCAGCTAATGGTGCAGGTGTTGACTTAACAGAAGTTACATTGTCAACCAAAAAACTTATTTCACAATCATACTTAGGTAATGAGACTGAAGAAGATGCAATCTTACCAATCCTTCCTTTAATTAGAGAGTCAATGGTAAGGTCTCATGCAAGAGCTATGGAAAATGCGTTACTATTAGGTAACCACTCTGACGGTGCTTTCGGTACTTCAGGTGCAGCATTTGAAGGCTTGATTGAGCATGCTGACAATGGTTCTTTCTTCACTACTGACGTTGGTGGAGGTTCAGGTGGAATCTATGCAGCTGGTGATAAATTAACTGCAGCAGACTTACTTGGTCTAAGAAAGAATATGGGTAAATATGGTGTTAACCCATCAGAAGTTGTATACATTGTTTCACAAGAAGGTTACTATAACCTACTTGAAGATGCAGAGTTCCAAGACGCTAACTTAGTTGGCGACATGGCTACTAAGCTATCTGGAGAAATCGGACAAGTATTCGGTACAAGAGTACTATTATGTGATGAGTTCCCAGGAAAAGCTGCTACTAAGCCAGCAGCTGTAGCAGTATATCCTAGAAACTATGTAATGCCAAGACTTAGAGGTGTGACAATTGAGTCAGACTACGAAGTAGCACAACAAAGAAGAGTACTAGTTGCTTCACAAAGAATCGGTTTTGCCGAGTTAATTGAGAACGCTCACACAGTACACGGATGGAAATACGCAGCAGCTAGTTAATAGCTCATAAAGGTTTTGGTGGGTTCCCTTAAACCCACCCTTTTTAACTATGGCAGACTTAATAACAGTAAATGAATACAAAGACGCAGAAGGACTTCGAGGAGAGAAGGACGACGACCGTCTTGCAGTTATAGTACCTCAGGTATCTGATTTAGTTAAGAAGTATTGTGGAACAAGTTTCCTAGATTATTATAGTTCAGACAAAGTTGAAACTTTTACAATAAGAGATAACCACACAAGCACCATAATTGTGAGTGAAAGTCCGTTGGTATCAATAACTAAAGTAGAAGAAAGAGAAGGCTATTCAGATAGCTATACTGAGTTAACTACTGCAAAGTATGAGTACTATGCAGATATAGAAGACGATGCAATTATAAGAACTAACGAGAATGGAAATGAAATCCCATGGAAAAAAGGAGTAGGCTCTGTAAAAATTACATATAGAGCTGGATATGCTTCTACTCCAAGAGATTTACAACTTGCACTATTTGATTTAGTAAACTACTATATAAAAGACGAGCATAAAGAAAGAAGAAGTCTGGGCGGAGCAGTCCAACAGAATCAAGGCACATCTGGAATAAGAAGTTCTAGTGACTTTCCAGACCATATAAAAAGAGTACTTGATTTATATAGAGTCGTTATTTAATGTCTGCAGAAATGAGAAATAGAATGGTTCAAACTTTAGCTGAAACCATGTCTAGAAAACAATTTAAAGGAGAAAATCCAGGAAGGTTTTTTGATACAGTTGAGATTACATTAAAAAGAGAGCAGTGGGAAAAACAATGGAAAGATTCTTACGAAGCAGTTCTACAAAACAGAGTTATAGCAGGTTCAACCAAAGGCAATCTACCAGACTTTCCATGGAAGACATTTGTTAAAATAGTTTCTCAAGAAGCAATGAGAAAAAACGGAAAAGTAGAAACAGCAGTATATGTAAAAGGAAACGAGAATCCTAGTCAAAAACTAGTTTTTGAAATTCTTAGAGCATACCCCAAAAAAGGTGGTCCTACAGGAGTAGACATAGAAGAAAAAGGTTTAGCATATATAAAAGCAGGAACAACTTTATTTTTTAATTCAGGTAGTTTTAAAAGAGTAATGGATAAAGAAAAACTCTTTGAATCTGACGAAGGAAAGAAAAAAGGAAAAAAGTATCAAGAGTTTGAACATGGAGAAAAA